TATACTTGCCACTAATCAAGGATCTGTCCGAAGAGGAGCGGCATCAGTTAATATCAACATTGAACATGACGATTTTGAAGAATGGCTCGAGATTAGAGAGCCAAAAGGAGATGTCAACAGACAGTCTCTTAACCTACATCAATGTGCGGTCGTCGGTGATAAGTTTATGCGAAAGCTTAGTACAGGAGATCAGGACGCTAGAAAAAAGTGGAGCAAACTTTTACAGAAACGAAAGGCTACTGGTGAACCTTATATTTTATTTAAAGGAAATACAAATAAGCAAAACCCACCAGCTTACAAGGACAATGCATTAAAAGTTCACATGACAAATATATGTAGTGAGATAGTACTACATACAGATGAGAACCATAGTTTTGTTTGTTGTTTGTCTAGCTTAAACCTAGCTAAATATGAAGAGTGGAAAAATACTAATATAATATACGACTCAATATGGTTTCTTGATGGAGTGCTTGAAGAGTTTATACAAAGAGCTAAATACAGAAAAGGTTTTGAAAACTCTGTAAGATTTGCCGAAAAAGGTAGAGCATTAGGTCTTGGTGTACTTGGTTGGCATACGTATCTACAAGAAAAAGGTTTACCATTTGAAGGTCTGTTATCACAATATGAAACAAGAAGAATTTTTAGTCAAATTAAAATCGAAAGCGAACGTGCTAGTATGGCTCTTGCTGAGGAGTTTGGCGAGCCTTTGTGGTGTGTTGGTACTGGTATGCGCAATACTCACCTTCGTGCTATTGCTCCCACTGTTAGCAACTCAAAGCTTAGCGGAAATGTTTCGCCAGGAATAGAACCCTGGGCTGCAAATGTTTTTACAGAGCAATCAGCTAAAGGAACATTTATAAGAAAAAACCCTACACTAGTAAAGGTATTAAATAAACTTAAATTAAATACAAAAGAAATATGGGACAAGATATTAGCCGATGGTGGTTCGGTTCAAGATATAGAAGGTTTAGACGAAGATACCAAAGAAGTATTCAAAACGTTTAAAGAAATAAATCAATTAGAATTAGTAAGGCAAGCAGGTATAAGACAGCAATACATAGATCAGAGTGTAAGTTTAAATCTAGCTTTTCCAGCTGAAGCAAGTCCTAAGTGGATTAATAAAGTACATTTAGATGCTTGGAAAAAAGGAATTAAAACTTTATACTATATGAGAACAGAGTCTGTGTTACGTGGAGACATAGCGAGTAAAGCTATGGAAGACTGTGTTGCTTGTGATGGATAATAAAAAAGGGAGGCGCAATGCCTCCCTTTAGTTACAGGATCTTCGGGTATGGTACGCCCGTTATTTCGTGATCCTTATTCAAAACCGTCATCTGGTGCTGGAGCAGCACTCATTATATATGGTGCAAATGTTTTAGCTTTTTTAACTTTACCAGCAATTTTACTACCAGTGTTTATAAGCTTAGCACCTGAAACTCCTTGACCCACTACAGGGATAATAGCAGCTGCATTTAAAGCCGCGTTAGCACTATGCTTTTTAGCGCCTTCAGAATCACCTGTTAAACCCGCGTAGCCAGCTCTTCCAGTAGAAATCACAGTGTTAATAATATCAGGTATAGCACCAACAGCAGGTATCATACCACCAGCAGTTAATCCATCTTGAGCCCAGTCTAACCAACTTCTACCATCATCTCCGTTATTATTTATAGGGCTTTTTGCCATGAAAGGACTTGAGAATTTGCTCATGTTTATTTATTTAATTCTTTACTATTTTTATAATAAGGATCTTCTTTACCTGGCGACATCATATTTGTAGGCTTAGGCATGTTAACCTTAGGCTTTCTACCTTTACGAGACTTACCTTTTATTGCATCGTCTATATCTCCAAGCTGATTACCTACTTCTTTTATAGCTTTAGCTACATCAGCTAACTCTTCAGCTGTTAATTTATATCTTTTCTTTATTTCTTTTACTGTTGCGATAGCTTTATCATCTATAGTAGTTTTACTCCATAGAGCTTTCCACATATCTTTCCAGTATTGTTTAGTTAATTTCCACATAATTATTATTTTTCTTTATTATTATTACAAAAACTTCTAGCGGCAGCAACGCTTCCAAACCCCCACTTTTCTAATGCTTTTGCTTTTCTAGTTGGTTTACCATTAGGCTTTTTCATAGGCCCTTTCATTCCAGCAAATCTACAAGCAAACGAAACTCTACGTTTACTTTTACCAGATGTTAATCTTTTACCTAATGTTTTACCAGTTTCTTTTTTATGATCTGCTCTCATTTTTTTATTAGACTTTTCATAAGAAGCGTCTGATATATTAAAAGGAGAGTTGTGTTGTTGGTAAGCCATGTTATTTCTTTTTACTACCTATCTTTACACAATCGTTTACAGTTTCACCTGTTCCGCTTGGTGATGGTTTTGTTCCTACTTTTCTATACCCTTTCCAACAATCTGAATTTGAAGAGTTAGCTCCTTTAAAAGTTACAGGACTATCGTGCCCACAACCTTTTTTCTTTCTCATGATTGGAGACTTTGCCATAAAAGGACTTGTAAAATTACTCATAATTTAAAATTTATTAGCGTTGTTTATTTCGTTTATTGATTCTTGTATTTCATTTAAATCAGTAGGTAATAGTAAATCTAATCCAGCTTTAAAACTTTCTTCTACATTACCATTTTTAAATATTAATATTGTTGGAGCCATTCTAACTCTATATTCTTTTTTTGTTTTTGGTGCTTTAGATATATCTACTCTATAGTATTTTGCGTTTTTTATTTTACTCCATTCAGCAAAACAATTCTTCTCGTTAAACTTAGCCCAAAATTCTACAACTATAGTTTCTTCATTATCATCTCCAAATGCATTGCTTGATATAGCCGCGTTAAATTTATTATCATCTAACCAATACTTATCAGGAACTTGTGACTGTGTAAATGAAAGTAAAGGAAATAAAATTATAATTAAGTATTTCATTATCTATTTTTTTGTATGTCGTATAATCTTTCATCAATCTTTTTTAGATCTTCTAAAATTTTATCAACATCATCTTGTGTATCCATAATTGTTTGACGAATCAACTCGTCCTTCAAATCATATTCTACTCTATCAATAACAGGTTCAGGTTTCACCATAGCTTCTGCAATATCAGCTTGTAGGGTATACCACATACCAGACAAGGTTAACACAAAACCTACAACCATACCTATTGTTTTTAAATCTAAAGTTACCTTTGTATCCTCTCCTATTTGTGGTGCTGCCATCTTATTTAAATGTATAGTTTATTCCAAATGTAGAATTATAAAACCTTGTATCCCACATTTTATTATATTCACCTTCTATAAAAACACCTATGTGTTTGTTTAGCTTCCAACCAAAGTTTATTCCTACCTGGTAATCTTCCCATTGCTGTGGCTCCGCGTCTTGTATCAATCCGCCTTTACCCCAATTGTTTCTGTTTAAATAGCTAAAATCTAAATCACCTGAAACATATTTGTGGTAACCAGGTAAATAATTACCATAAGCATGTAGCCAAAAGTTATTTTTAAAATGGTAAAAGTCAGCACCTATGATTGGTGATATTAAACCAAATTCACCTATTTGATCCCACTGCTCATTGTTGTACCGGTTGATCAAGTCTCTAAACACTGTGTTACGAAACTGTAAATCAGTATAAGCCACTATGTTTCCAGCTGGGTCTATCCAATACCAGTCATCTACTTCATTACCAAGTTCATCTTCTGACGTGTAGTATATATCATCATAACCATATTCAAAACCTAAACTATACCATGGATTAACTGGATACTCTACAACCTCTCCATCACCTGTCGTAAATGTTTCTGTTTCATTTAACCATATTTCTATAGGGTTATATCCGTAAGCTCGTTCATGTGTACGATATATTGCGCCTGCAGATATACTAAACTTTTTACCAATAGGTAATCTAGCTCTAAGCTCTCCTGATTTATAAGAAAAGTTAAAAGCACCTTGCTCTCTCGCCTCAACCTTAGCTATATGATAATCACCTGTGTGTCTTAAAAAATATCTATAGTTTTCAAACTCCTCACCTCTTAATCTTTCTTTTTCAAAATGGAATAAATATTCAAAGCCATCAACAGCTGATGTCGGTGCTGATAAAGCTAGTTGACTTTCTCTTACTTGGTTTCCTGTCCAGAAATTACCTGGCTTTCTTTCGTAACCAAACCTACCTAGCTTTCGTATACCAACACCATACCTATAGTCAAAGTCAAAATACTCAGTAACCTCTATAACTCGTGGTATCGCGTATAGATCTCCATCAGCAGGTCTTTCTACAAAGTAATCTTTTCTACTATTTTCATATGCGTTACGTATATCACCCGCGGCGTATATTGTACCATACTTTAAAAAGTCATCATATATATTTTTGAATAAACTTTTTTTATCTTGTGCATTACTTACAAATACACACAGGGCAAAAAGGACACATAAAATTTTTTTCATTTTTCATTTTGTTAAAATTTTCTTTTAAATTTTGGGGTTTTAAACTTTGGTGCCTTAAACTTATTGGTTTTAAATTTCTTTAAAAATTTATTATCTGGTATTATTATTTCTTCTTTTTTCTTATTATAACCTAAACCTAAACTCCATTGATCCCAACCTAAAGCTAACGCTATAGACTGCCACCATTGTGTTTCATTATCTACGGCTACTTTAAGGTTATCCATTTTTTGTACAACTCTATCAGCTGGTACATTAAAGAAAGCTGATAAAAGTTTTCCTCCTGCAAGCCAAGCTGGGTTATCAAATGATAAACCTTTTTCCATTATTTCATCACCATCATATTTAACTATGTTACCTACCTGTGCTATTTTTCTTATTTTAGAAGATACAGGTGGTGATATACCTAGCGCTGTTATTGCTACCTTAGTATATTCTGGATTTCTTTTTTCTGATTCTTCAATAGCTTTTAACACCATGTTTTTAACAGTAGAAGTAATAGCTCCAGGCAAGCCAGTTCCTCTTAATAAAGAATCTGCCATACCATTTAGCGTACGCATGTCCTTTTCTTTTTCTTTTTCTTCGTCGTCGTCCCACAATAAAGCAAACATAGCGTTTTGCAAAGCGTTGAATATGTAATTTTGTATAGCGCCGTAGTATATTATTTTAGAAACATTAGTTTTCCAATCACCTCTTTTGTTTATTAAATCTAATGTAGCTTTTTTAATTAACCTAGTGTACTGCATAGGTGTATTAGCAAATGCTAATATAACTCTACCTAAAGGACCAGCTTGTTGTTGTGATATTCTATCAGGTCTACTAGACTGCTGAGCTTCCTCTGTGAGTTCTTGGAAATCACCAAAAGCTTTTGACTCAGCTTCTTGTAAGCTTAAACCTTGGTTAACATATGTTTGTACTCTGTTTCTAAAAAAACTAGCACCACCTACTGATATAGCAAAACTATCTGCTATTTGTGTAGGTAAAAACCCTTTATCTAATAAATAAGCTATACCTGCTTTTATAGGGTTTTTAGAGTTAGCTACATAGTTGGCTATTTCACTAGCACTAACATCTATTCTATTACCTTTTCTACGCTGTTGTAAAAAGTCAGAGTTAAATATTTTTACAAAATCTGACCAGTATTGTTTTTGATTTAATAATGTTTTAGCTACAGCTATAGGATTATTATCACCTAAATTAATAAAGTTTACCGCAGATATTGTCTGTAAAACAGCCGATCTAGCATTAAAGAACATTATTGTTCCAACAGAGTTGTTAATCCAATTCATGAAGTTATTAACTAACCTGTTCTTACCAAAGTTTCTATTAGTACCGTTTTCCATACGATACAATATATCTTCTAATGCTTCTCTAAAATTAGAACCATATAACGCTTCTATTTTATTTAGATTTTCTTTACTAAATATTTCATTTTTGTTTTTTACCCACTCAGATAAATATTGCTTTCTACTTATATCTCTTAGGTTACCTTGTAAATCACCTGATATATTGGATGCTGTCCAGTTTTCTGACGGTTGTACATAGCCTTCACCTGTCATGTTAAACACTTGATCAGCAAATGATTTTAAGTTTTCATTATTCTCTACAACTTCAACTAACCTATTTATGTCTTGTTTGTTTAAACCAGGTATATCATACCCACCTTTAACCCACATATAAACTCGTGCGGCGTCTTGATTAGTAAAACCTTTATATTCAGATTCTTTACTAAGTGATCTTAAAAACTTTTTATCAAATCTTTTTCTTATAGTATTGTAATTTCGCCTTGATGCGTTTTGTGCTATTGACAACGCTTGCATTGCCTGACCAAAAGGTTTTATTAAACTATCTTTAAAAAACTGTAGTTGTGCCTCACCAACTTTTCCTTTACCTAAAAAGCTATATATTAAACCAACAAAGTCTTCTGCTGAAGGCGGAACAAAGAATTTAAATCTACCTATGTTTTTTCCTATTTGTCTAGCTCTTGCGTCTGAAAACATTTCATCAGCTTTTATACCTTTAGTTTGTTCTAATATAGTATTAAACTTTTCAGAGTTAGTCATACTATTTCTAAAGCCTGCAACCTCTGTTCTTGATTTTATATCATATTTGTTTAATGATTCTTGTACTGCTTTTACGTTTTTATAAGCGTCATCAGCAAAATAAAAATCATTATAACCTTCTAACACTTTGTCTTCAACCCACGCGGCCTTAGCTTCAGGTCTACCGTCTTCTAATCCTGTTATATTTTTTAAAGGTATATCTAAGCCTATACCTTTTAAAAACTTTTGTATAGCGGTTGCCGATGCTTGAGGTCTAGCTGTTAGTATATATACATTTTCATTACCAAACTTTTTGTTACGAGCTAAAGCTTTTTCAAACATAGGTCCTTTTTTACCTCTCATAACTTTGTTAAACTCACTAAAATCAAACTTAGCTCCTTGCTCTGATAATTGATCAGATGTTTTAGCAAACTCCTCTGCGTTTATTTTTCTAGTTGTTCCGTCAGGCATTTCAACCCCAACTTTAGAATTAGTTTTAGCTAAAGTATCGTCAAAGTCCCACACACTAATACCTTTTCTAGGTCCTTGACTTTTTCTAATCTTCATAGCTGTATCATCTACTCTTACATTAGCACCAACAGCTGTTCTAAATATTTGATCGTATTCGTTTAATACCTCTTGATATTTACTTACACCATCTAAATTAAATATTTGTTTACCTAGTTTAGGTTCTAGTAAAAATCTTATGTTACCTAAAGGACTATTTTTACCACCAACTTCATCTATTCTTTTAGTATCAGATTCTAACATAGCAGACTGTTCATATCCCTCTAGTATACCAGCTATATTGTCCTCAAAACTATTGTCTAACATTGACATAAATATAGAAGATGTAGTAGAAGAAGAATCTTGTACGTGTTCACCTTTATAACCCTTAAACTTGTTATCTATATTTTGTGGACCATCAACAAAATAAAACGAAGTAAATGAGGCGTATGCTCTAGCGGAATAAACAGCATTAGTAGTCATCTGCATGTTAGCAAATATAGAAGTCATAGCTTCACCTCTGTTTCTACCACCTTTAACCTCATTGTTTACCCAGTCATTTAAACTAGAGTGATAAGCATCCATTAAAGCTAAACCTGATTTTAAAGAAGCTTTACCTCTTGGCCCCATTATACGAGACATTACATTAGCTTTTGTTTGTGCGCCCCATGGTTTATTAGCTATATTTCTATACACGCTTAATATATGACCCATAGTTGCGGCTCCTTTATTTCCTAGTTCTATATCAGAGCTCTTATAGTTTTTCCACTTAGCTTTTGTTTGTTCAGTTGCCTTGTTGTTTTTAATAGCATCTGCTATAGCTTTTTGATATTTCTTCTTAAAAACCTCTTTACTAACTCTTCTTCCTTCTTCATATTCTTCAGGTGTAACTTTCTTTTGCCTGTCTTCACTTATTAAACTACCATCAGCATTGTACACCATACCAACTGGTGATCCACCTCTAGAGCTACCATTATCTTTCATGTGCATTTTTGTAAGCCAATTGTAGTTTTGGTTTTTTAACTTACTTAATGCTTTTAATACCTCAACAGGCATATACTTTATTTGATCTAAAGTTTCATTAAGCCACGTGTCATATCTTTCAGAGTTATATATTTTTCTTTTATTACCTTCTAAATCTGTGTAATCAGTAACCCAATTATATTCTTTATTGTTTATGTATTCTTGTAGCCTGTTATTATAATTACCTACAAAGTTAGGAAATTGGTTTTTAATAACTTTTACAAAACCGTCATTAATTCTACCTATTACTTTAACGGTATTGTCTACCCAGTAATTAAATGAATCTATAATAGAATCATATATCAACGGTTGTTGTTGTTGCATTTCATCTAGACTCAACTCATTTAATAAACCAACTAATTGCTCTTGAGATATACCTAGTGTTTCAGCTGTTTGTACTACTTGAGAATATCTTAAACCTTGAGAATCAGGAGTAGCTCTATCTATAGCGACTGATAACATAGCAATATAATTTTGCTTTAAGTTATCGTTCATTAATTCTTGTTGACCTATCCATCTGTTTCGCAGATCTGGATTATCCATTAACACATTGTTGACCTCATCTTTAGCAAGCTCAGTAGCTAATACTTGCGCTAATGATTCTTTTCTACTTCTAACTTTTTTACCCTTTGTAAAGTAATCTACAAAATCCTGTTTAGTTAAATTGTTTTTTATTCTCAACGCGTTACCAGCGTATATGTTTTTAACTTGTCTGTCTGCTATATTAGATTCAGAAGCTGACATACGATCGTTAACCACTGTAGATAATTCTGTAAACCTTTTGTTAACAGCTGATTGTGGTATTTTATCCCATAATGCTTTATAGTTTTTATCTAAAAACTCTGTGTACTGCTCTATAGTTCTACCTAATAATGGTCTTACTTTTTTGTAAAGCTCTTTAGAAAAAGCTTGTTCTAATTTTTTTCTTAATTCTGGTTGAGTTACAGAAGGTAAAGATTTATTTTCTGGATCTAATATATTTGTTACTGATTCTATTATTTCTTTTTGTAAACTAGGAGCAACATTTATTTGTTCAGAAAAAGTTTTTTGTTTTACCTCTTTTGTTTTTCTAGTAGGAGATAAGTTTCTTGTTTCAAGATCTTTTAAGTTAGTATCTGTTTCAGCTGCTATTGTTTCTTTTACATCAAAAGAACCCTCTCTTCTATCTTGATCTAGTGATGTACCACCTGGTCTTCTTTTATTTCTATTTTGTATATCACCAGCTGATAACTCTATAATACTTTTACCGCTTTTGTTTTTACCAGTTAACCAACCAAACAAACTATTTAAACCAGCGTCATAATTTCTTAAAAATCTTTCACCTATTCTTTCTTTTACATCTCTAATAAACTCAGGGTTTTGATTTAAATATTCTTGTGTAACACCTGGTAAACCAGCAATAGAACCGTCTAATAAATCTGTATTTTCCAAGGCATTAAATGCACTAGCAAAATCTTCAGTGGCTCTAAACGCAGCGTTATCTGTATATTTTCTAGACTCAGCAGGACCAGTAAAAGCATCTAAGTTAGATTTAATATCACCTGGTAATGCTTGTGATTTTCTTTTACCAACTTCTTTTTTTGTTGGTTCTTCAACAACAGGTGCTTTAGGTGTAGTAGTCGCTATTTGTTTCTTAGTTAATTTTCTACCACCATAAAAACTTTTATTAAAGTTTTTTACAAAGTTAAAAGCTTGTTCACCTGTTTGTATATTAGCCGCGTTTATAACAGCTGGATTTATACCTACTTTAAATTTATAGTAATCTGTTAAATCATTTGCTACTCTTTGCCAAAAGCCTTTATCTTGTCTATCCCATTGTATATTACCCAAAGACATTTCGTCACTTAACGCTGTAAAAACTTCTGAAGCATACATAGCTTCTGTATAGTTAGGGTTTTCTTTAGAAGGAACAAACGTTCCATCTTCATTATAAGAACCATAAACTTTTAGTCTATCGTTTATTTTACTTACAACACCAGCTGAAATATTTTTTCCGTCATTAAGCATTTGCTCGTTAACATATGTAGTAAGCTTATTACCTAAATCTATTATTTGCGTTTCGTTAAAGCTTCTATCTAACACAGTATGTAAAACCTCGTGAGCAACACTAACAGCAGCAACATCAGTAGAACCTTGATTAATTAAGTTTGCTACTCCGTTTTTTTGTACGTTTTGATTATTAACTACTATGTATTGAGGTTGGCCTTGAACATACTCACTAGCAAAAGCAGACACAGTTGAATTTTTAAAAACATCAATAACGTTTTGTTTATTAAAAACAGATGGTAGTTTATTGTAATCTTCTTGTGTGTTTATTTCTATTATTTCTACTTCAGAATCTATACCTAAAGATTTTAAAAACGGTGTAACAGCATTTAATGTTTGCTTTTGTTTATTAGCAAAGTCTTTTATAGTAACAAAACTGTTTTCACTTTTTAACGCATTGTCTTTAGTTATTAAAGATATTTCTTCGTTTATTTGTTTTAAGCTTTTAGCAGCGGCTGTTTCTAAACCTGGTTGCGATTTAATTAGTTTTTTATTTTTAATTAGATCAGCAAGTCTTAATTTAACATTGTTACTTACTTTACCTTTAGGCGCGTTGTTTTTAATTTGATTATTAGCCTCATCTATAATCCTAGCATTGTCTCTAAGCACCTTAGCGTCTTCACTAGTGATCTTTTTTTGTTTTTCTAACCTATTAGTAAACTCATCTATTTTCTGTGTGCTATAGTTAGAATTTACCATAGCGTCTAGATTCTTTAATTTTTGAGCTTGCTTAGCGGCTTCGTTAAATATACTCATTCTCATGAGCTTAACACTTATGTTAGAGGCTGTACCAGCGGTACCACCTATCATTTCGTCCATTATTTCTGTAGGCTTTATACCTTCACCTGAAATAACTTGAGCACCAAGTTCCCCAGTTCCTTCAAAAACTGGATCAACTATAAAGCCAGCGCCTACAGCTGTAGCTATTTTAGTTCTTGAACCTGATAAAGCAGTTCTACCTATCATACTAGTACTTACTTTGGCGCTTACAAGATTCATTATAGCAATAGGTATACCTCGTTTTAAACCAAGTTCATCTGCTTTGGCTATTATTTTTGGATCTTTTAAACCAGCTATAACATCTTCAGGATTAGAAAGATCTAACCCAGCTTCAGTCATAACTGTTTGATAAGCATTACCTATCTCCATGTTTAAAGCTGTAATACCTTGCCATGTAGCTAAACCATATTGCAAACCTGTTAGTCCACCTGGGATAGCACCAACACCTCCAGCTGTAGACCCTACACCAGCACCTATTGCTGTTGCGCCACCAACTACAGGAATAATTAACTCGTCTCCTGTTTCCCAGAATTGAGCCATAGAATTACCAAACAAACTTAATAAAATTTCTCCAGGTTCTTGACCTAGTATTTCAAACTTTTCAGAAACAGTTTTAGCATTTGTATAGTCTTCCCAAACTTCACTAGTTAATATACCGTTGTTTTTAGCTGTTAATAAAGCAACTGTTTCAGACACACGTTTTAGTTCTTCAGGATCATCTAAGTCTGTAATACCATAAGCAACTCGCCAAAACTCATCATTTAACTCACCTTGTACAAAACCTTTTTTAACGTTGTTTACTATAGAAGCAAATTTACCACTTTCATATTCACCTCTTGTTCTAGCGACATCACCAAAGTTCATTAAAACTTGGTTTACTTTTTGCGCTTGATTAACATAGTCTGTTGCCCATGTTAAACTATTCATTTCAGCTAATACCTCATTTAAAGGAATAGCTTGTGTGTATAAATTATTTTGTTTAATTAAAAAGTTTTGTAGTTCAGCTTCTTCATCTGCATTACTAGGTTTAAAAGTGTTTAACTTAGATAATGGTATACCTAATCTATCTTGTACTTCTACTTCTAATATATTTAATTGTTGATCAAAGTTGCTTATTAAGGCTTTAGTTGTATCTACAAAATCAACAGCCCCACTATTATCAAAGTCTCCAACATCTGCTGATGTTACTTGGTAAGAATCAAATAAAAATTTTTCAGTTTCTTTAGCTTTTTCTTCAATATATTCAAGCATTACTTTTTGCTCTATCCTGCTTTCATCTAAAAGATTTTTAAACTTAATGTCTATTTCTTTTTCTATTTCCCTGTTCCATTTTGAAGCTGTAATATCTGCGTATTTTCTATTTTCATCTCCAAGTTTATTTCTATGTTTTTGCAGTTCTTCATAGCTGTTAAAAGCCCAGTCACCATTATCATCAAATAACTCTGGATATTCCTCTTTTATTTCTGGAGCAACATTTTGGCCAGTTGTTTTGTCAAATTTAGCGGTCGCTGTTTGACCACTAGACCCTACACCTAATTGTGTACCAGGACCACCCATGCCAAGCGCTAAACCTATGTTAAGCATTGTGTTGTCAGCAGTTGGTTGCTTTTCCATATAACTAGCCCCTTTTAAAACCTCTAATGCTCCTTGGTTATATTCACTTTTGTCTTTAGCTTCTTTTATTTTTTCATAGTTAAGACCTTTGCTTTCATAATATAACTTAGTATAATCTTCCATAATAGGAGATTCTAGTAGTTGCGCAGTAGGAATTTTAATCTCAAATAGATTACCAGCTATATCTTCTAATCTTAAATCATCTGGTATACGATTTTTTGTAAACCCCTTATTTTCAGGATCTAAAACATAGTCATTAAAAAGCTCTCTGTTTTCAGCTTCTTCAAACAATCTGTTTTGCTCATCATAACTAAGTCCTCTTTTTTGTTGAAGCGTCATGTTTAAAAACGACTCCAATGAAAGCGGTTCTATGTCCTGCACGTAACTGGAGACCCCATCTTGATTCGCACCTGCAGTGGTCTCCGCTTGATCCGCAGGGCTGTATTGGTTTCCCAGTATTTGTTTTTTTCTTTTGTCAAATCTAGCTGCTAGCTCTTTTTGCTCGTTTTCTCTTTTAAACTGAGCATACAACTCGGCTAGTTGTCTATCGTATTCCTCTTGACTACCTTCAAAGTTTGATTGAAAAGTAACCAGTTGTTGTTGTTGTATTGGATCTAATTCCATGAAGTTTATTTAAATCTTTTAAATCTTTCTAACTGCTTGTTAACCTCTTTTTGATACTCTGCTTTATAATAAGCGCTATTTAAATTAAGTTCTGTAGCTTCTATATTTAAGTTGTTTAAGAATTTTTCCATTGTAAATTCATTCATAAACTTCTCTTTCGCTAAAGCATAAGCCGTGTCAAAGTCGCTTTGTTCTCCCTCACTACCAAACGAACTTCTTACTGAATTAGCTACTAAACCAGCGCTACCTATTCTTATTTCAGTCATGTCTCCTTTGCCTCCATACTGTATGTATATAGCATTTTCATTCATACCAGCTAGTGCAGCTTTAGCGTTTTCAAGCTCTTGTTTTTCAGTTTTATTTAGTTTGTTAACCCCAACATCTTCGTAAGCTTGAATTGTTTCTTCTAAGCTTAACTTAGCTTCACCACCTGTCATTGCAACCGTGCCGTCTAAATTAGCTGTGTTAAAGAAATCTGCAACCCAAGATGCATCACTCCAGTTACCACTAGGTTGATTAATAATACTAGTTGCTAGTTCAGCTATAGCAGGATTAATTACTTTTTTACTACTGCTTGATCTTCTTGGTCTAAAGTCTCCGTTCTTTTCTGATACAACTGGTAGTGTATAATAACCGCTTTGTCTTCTAGCCATTTCAACCATAAAATCTTCAACACCTTTTTTTAAACCAGGATTCCAAATATCTGATGTTTCACCAGTGTTTACAACGGTATCAGCATTTAATAAAGATATTTTAACTTCTTCATCACCACTCCATGTCCAATTGTTTTCATCGCTTGGTTCTTCTGTTTTTACATTATAATAAAAAACTTGGTTTCCAAATTCATCATACATAAATCCACCTTCATCATTATAAGCTGGTTTAGCTAATTTTCTTATTGTTGCGTTTGCGTTAAGAATACCGTTTTGAGATGTCTCCCATCCATCTACTACAGCTCCTCCTTGTTGATTAGCAAAATTATCAACCTCATCTAAGTTAGGCATTTTTATAGTTTGTATAATTTCTTGTTTACCTCCAGATGTTCTTTTATAATAAGTTTTTTCATGAGTTTCTCCTCCTTCTGTAAATCGCTCAGCTAATCTACCATTTATTATTATTTGAGCCTCTTCAGCATTTTCTGTAAATATTCCGTTTACGTCTTGTATTTCAGAAAAGAATCTACCAAATACATATGGGTTGCCGTCAGTATCATTCATGACATCAACCATCTCTTGCATACTTATTCTATGTTCATTACTAAAATCATAACCACCTCTATCATTTTGTACTAACAATGAAGAAACATTTTCATCTATAGGTATATCCACATCCATGAAATTCATTCCTTGTGAACTATAAGTAGAAGCAAATTGTTCAGCAGTCATTGTAGAATCTTCTCCAAACAATATAGATTTTTGTGTCTCGTCTAACGCATTAAAATAACTTATAGCATTTTGTTTTTTTACTTCATCACCAGTTAAAACATAATCAAATAATCTTCTATCGCCTTCAAGTCTACTCTCCCAACCTATACTAGCGTCGTTATAAGCTCCTTCCTGTGTATTAACAAATATTTGAAAATAAGGGTCGCTGTAAGAAGGATCTAATCCACCTAGTGTATCATATTTACCTTTTAATTCTTTGTATTTATCTATTAAAGCTGTTGTGTTAGCAAATAATTCTGGAGCTGAAGTGGCAAAATTTTGCGTAGAAGATATAATAGCTAGATCTGCTTGCTCTTGTTCGCTACCAGCATAGCTATCATCATACTGACTCATGTTAAACCTCTGTAAAGCGTTTGAATAATCATCAAATATTAAATCTATATCATCTTGTAATGAGCCTATATTTACAGGGTTTTTAGATTCTATCTTAGCTTGAGTATCACTTTTAAGTTTAGTGGTCGCTAGTATAGAATTTTTTCTTATAGTGTTATTATTTTCTAACCTCTTTTGTCTTTCTTTTTCTTCACGTTCTCTTTTTTCAGCCATACGTATACCATACTGCAAAGCAGTATTACCTATAGACTGCAGCATGTCTCTAACATGTTGACCTGACTGTGTGTCGACTATCATTGCCGGATTATCGTATGCTCCCATATTATTGTTGTCCTGCTTTAAATCCTGAGTATATGTTTGCTAAACTACTCAGTGTTCCTGTTATAGCTCCTGTTTGATCAGCCGCAGCTTGAGCTTGTTGTGCTGCTGCTCTGTCTGCTAATCCAGCAACTCTATTAATTTTATCTTGTTCTCTTGTTTCTCTAGCATTAAACATAAACTGTTGTCCTGCAGCATCAGCCGCTTGAGTTCTTTGACCCTCGCTTAATGCTATACCTTGCAACCTTTGTTGTTCAGATACTTTCTGCTCGTTCATTCTAGCTTCACCTTGAGCTCTTAATTGCTCATTGTTTGCTTCTTGTTTTTCTATATCTGCAGCGACGCCTTGCTTGCTAGCTAAAGCAGCTTGCGCTAATGCTGTTGCGCCTCCAGCTCCTGCGCCCGTAGCTCTTAATGTGTCTAATGTTTGAGCTAAAGCCATATCTGATTCTTCTATTTTTATTTTAGCTGCATTAGTTGCTACGCCTAAACTAGCGTAAGGATTTGTCATCATGCCACTTAGATCTTTAGCTAAACCAGATAAATCAGTTGTGTTAGCGTAGGGATTAACAATAGCTTGACGACTGGCCTCAAGTCTTTTCAACTCTGCCATTCGTCTTCTTTGTTCTCTAGCTGCCGCTCGTTTTCTTTTGCCAGCTCCAATACCACCGATGATTCCACCAGCAACACTTAAGCCACCTGCCACTAACATACTCATATTACTTTTGTTTTAATTGCAATTGTTTTTTTATTTCTTTTAAACTAACATCAGGATCTTCAAAGTTTTTTGCTAACACTTCATCTAACACTTCATCTACATCTGTACTGTCAGTTCTATGAACAGTAACCCATGTACAATCTTCATGAACAAAAACAACTCGTTTAGTTCCTGGTTTAGTAACCCCATAAAAAGGGGCTGTAATTTCTTTTATACCGTCTTCAGTTAACACTGATACCTTACCTTTTATAACAAAATAAGGATGTTCTTTTTTGTGTATAGCTGTTGTTAGTATTTGCCCAGCTGGACAATTAATTTCTCTTATATAGCATCCACCAGCAAATGTGTGCTTTAATGGATTTATTTTATTTAGCTCTTCACATCTACCTGGGTTATCAGGATCACCTAAACTACCCATGTCTATTAATTGTTTTTCAAGCTTTATAACTTCATCTCTAAAATATTCTATTTGATTTATTTTTTCTAGAGTGTAGTTAGTTTCTTTTAACTTACTCATTTAATTAAATTTAATATGATGATTCTACGTAATTTGTAGAAGCTGCAAATAGTTCTGCTTTACCCGCGTTAGTTTGACTATTATCATAAGTCATTGTAACAGTTGTAAAAAATCCTTTTAAACCAGTCATTGACTCTCCATAAACAACTTCACCAGGTCTTTGCGGTGTAACATTTAATATATTTGCAAAGTATTTATCTTCTTTTCTTTTAAAACTATTTGTAAATAAAGAATTTTCTAGATCAGCTAAATTAGTATACTGTACATATGGAGAAACAGTAAAACCAGTATCTCCTGTAAAACTAGGAGATGTAGATAAACCTTCTATATTTGTTTTCTGATATTCATTAGCAACCATGCTAGATACTTGCCAACCAGGAGATCCTTCGTAATTTATTGTTTTAAATGTTTTAGATAACGAAGGTTGACCATTAAATATAAATGTAACATGAGAGTTATAATCTACTCCATAAAAATTTGAATGAGCAACAGCTGTGCTGTAATGCTGCCATAAACCTCCATTTTTACTTGTGTAAAAATTATTTCTTAAACTACCTAATAAATCAGGTTTATAACTGTATCTACTAGTCCAACCTAAAACAGCTTCATCAAAACCTAAAGTTCTTACAACAGTATCTGCTTTACAATTTTCACAAGGTGGTGGTTGTAAAGAAACTACATACTGTTTAGTATGCATGTCCCATCCACCTAACGCAAGACCTGTATTTCCAACTAAACCTAATTCATCTCTAAAATAATCAAACATACCATAATTAGATATTTCTGTTATACCATCTTGAGATAATCTAAGAACAGCACTTCTTGTTCTGTCTGTAAAATATTTTCTATAACCATAAACAGCAAATGATTCTGGATTTGTACTTATACCATACTCACCAGCATAAGGAATTATTGAACCAATTACCTCTGATCCAGCTGTTGTTAGTTGACCGCCTTCTGCAGTGTATATAGCGTCTTTATCAATTAAAGATCTATTTACTTTTAATTCTTGAAAAATTATTAAATTAGTATCTTCAGCGTATAATTTTTGTATAGACCCGTTAGCTGGATCAACAGCTCGTGTTATAGATTCTGCAACGCTAAATTGATTTGTTTCATTAACACCTGTTCTAGAATTAAATATACCAGAATATATTAATGAATTAGATCTATGGTTTTGAGTAGAATCATCTTCTACTATATAAGCTTTTACACCTAAATCTACATTTGTATTATTATACCCGCCTCTAATTCTAGCTTCTTCTGCATACCAATCACTAACAGGTGTTGAAGCATAAGCTTTTGGTACTTGAGTAAAATCCTCTATGGGACCAAACTCTAAAGTTTCTAAAGCAGACACAGTTACACTTTGATTAACTGTTACTGTAGGAGGATTAGAAGCCATATCTACACCAGTTACAAAAGTAAAATCTGGCAACGATTGTTGTATAGTTTCATTTTTAACTCTTTGACCTATGCCAATATAAAGATTAGGATCTTGTAGGCTAATAGTAGTACCTGTACTAGCAGAAGCAACAATAGCTGTAGTATCTCTAACGTCCATAATGGTGTCCATCTTCTTAATCCAAAAAGAGTTAAAATATTTTAATTCTATTGTAGCGGCCATAGTATTATAGTTACTTGTTTATTTTTTAAATTACCCATAGTATTGCTGCCCTTTAAAAGGCCTTGTCATCTGCCAAGCTTCACCAGGAGTATTAACTGTTGGGGTTCTACCACCTCCCTGCCAAAATCTTCTTTTTACACCATCGGGATCAGTTATTAATTTACCATTAGAATTTAGTCTAACAGTAAATCTAGGGTATCCAGTACTGTAGTCTTCTCTCCACTCTGTTGCACTAGCGCCATTACCACTTATACTACCAGGGTAATTACCAAGATTTGTATAATCCCATCGAGAAACTGATAAATGATTACCGTCTTTATTGTCTGTAAGAGTCACGTTTTGCGTTATAGTGTAGTATCTATCTGCTCTTTTAGGAACAAACGGTGTTGTTCTAGCCGCATCAACATATAATTCTTGTAAATTGTTAGCATTAATAGAACCTATATTACCATATACTTTTCCTACAAATTTTGCTTGTGATAAAGTTCCTTCGTAAAAATTGTTTACAAAAGAAATATTATTGTTAGCTAATACGGTTCCAGGTGCATTAGATAAAACAACTTGTGTTACACCACCAACCTCACTAACATCACTAACGTATGCTAAAGCTGGACCACTAGTTGCTGTTGAAAGAACAACACCTTGTCCAATAGAAACTTTAGGTAGAGATTGATTTAATGTTAATGTTAATCCATTTTCTACTGATACAGTTGCAGAAAAATCTGTAGTGTTGTCAAATAAACTACCACCAGAATAAGGAACTGTATTGTTAGCACCTGGATCATAACCCAGTATATAAGGATTACCACTTGATGTTGTAAACTCTATACCTGCAGCTGAGTTATCTACATTAGGAAATTTTTCCATACCTAAATAAAACTCACCACCAGATATAGGTGTTGGAACTGTTCCGGTTCCATTTGGATATGAGTAGTTCGCGTCAGAATAACTAACTTCTAAAGTACAACCAGTTCCATTATAATTACAACCATATGCTGTATTTGTTGATTCTGGTGCAAATTCAAAGTATAAAAAGTATTCTCCAGGATTAGCTGAGCAGTCTATAAATATATCAAAACTCATAGAAGAATAGTTGACATTTACAACACTACTAGCACTTGCACCATCACCAACTTCTGCCACTACTATTGGTTCCTCACCTTGTAGTTGTCCGTTTTCATCCGCAACAGTTGACCATGATAAAGAGTTTGGTGAAGAAGACTGTAGTGCTCTATGAAATATTTTGTATTTAACAGATGAGCTCATTCTATCACCACACATAGCTAAAGGATCTGAACAACCGGCCAGCGCGGCTGCGTCACACAACACTTCTACGGTAAACTTCATAACACCTCTACTACAACCACCTTGTGAAGTGTCTGTACAACCACCGCTGTTAGGAACATTAGGATTAGAAGGAACCGCTCTATCTAAGTGCACCAAAGACATTGGCTTTATACTAGGGTTTGTAGATCCAAAAACAGTTCCAGTTGTCGGTAAACCTAAAGTGCTAACTGGATTTCCAGTGCTATAATTAGCATTAGTGCCTGTCCAACCACCACCAGTTGAAGTAAAAGGAACAATTGGGGGTGATGCGTTAGGCTTATTTAATATATCGTCTCTACCTATATAAACGCCAGCATAATGTTTATTGTTAGGCCCAGGTTGGTTACCGCTATCAGCGCTCATATTTTGTCCATCACAGCTAGGTACTCCTCCATTTATAGCATATGACCTATTATATACTGGTAACTCTCCGTAGTTGCCTCCAAAACCAGTAACTGGTATTGCGCCTTGTATACATGGATTTACCGAGGGTGTGCCTATTGTTATGTCTAAGTTTGCAGCAGCACCAGAACATTCAACTCTTTTACTATCATAAACACCACTATTTATTGTTCCAGTAGGTGAATTATTAGTATAATCCCAAGCATCAGTTAATCTTATAGTTAAATTATAAACACCTGTTGTGGGTAAACCATTAGGATTGTTTTGTGTTATAGTTATTACAGCTTCATTATTTACATTTTGTAAAGTAAAATAATTGTTAGTATTTGTTGATGGATCTATTTCCCAAAACAAATCAGAAGATGATTGTATAAAAGAACCATTATTACCAGTCATTGTTACTAAAGTACCTGTATTAGTATTATCGCTTGAAACAGAATAAGTATTACAGGCAGGATCTATTTCAGGAGATACATTTTGTAACCTGCCATTAAATATAAAATCAGAAGTAACACCATCATAAGTTACGTTACAAGTAAAAGTATAATTTTCTAACTCATCAGCATCGTGATTAAAAACAAAATTATCTGACGCAATAGCAAATCTATATTCACCGGTTGTTGTATAGTTTGATACAAGTTCAAATTTAGAGCTTATGTCTTGAACAGGAACTGTTTGGGTGGTAACCGTGAAACTATTTATAACAGCAGATGTTAAATTTGTTCCCTGTTGATCTACCATGAAAAAAGCATCGGTAATCCATTTAGCATCACTAGCACCTGTAGTTGTACCTACTCCCTGGTAATCCTGATCTTCTACATGCTTATAATTAAGTGTGCTAAATCCTACTACTCCATCAAAACCTGTTTGTACGTCTTCATTTATATCTGATATTAAACCCGTAGATGCTGTTTCCCAAAAAACTTCTAACGCAGATTCTACTGGTTTGGTTTCGTATATACTTAAGAAAGGAACCATACTACCACCGCTTACACCTATAGGTTTAACCGTTGATATTCTACCAATTAAAGGGTTTGTCTCAAGGTTATAAAAATTAAGAGAAGCTGTACCCCTAACATTATCTAACGTGTTTGGTAAAAATCCTAAAGTCTTAGCATCGGCTATAGTACTAACAACGTCAGCTTTAGTTGCAGGGTAATACTGTCTATTTTCTTCTAAGAAAAATTTAAAAGACATTGTACTACCGCTTTGATTAGATGATAAAACTAATTGTGATGGTTGAAAGTATATTCTTCCTGTGCCTTGAGGATATTTAAATTTAATAACACCACCAGCACCTATATCAACAGCTGTATTAAATGTTATTATTGTTTTAGCTCCTGTATTATCAACGTTACTTACAGTTAAATTTGTAACACCGTCAGTTGCAAAAGTTTCATCATTATTATTAGTAGCTTGTATTACACCAACGCCAGCTGTAGCAAACCAGCTACCTAAAGTTGCATTTAAAGTACTCAGCTCTACATCTGTATTATTAGTTACACTATTTAAAGACGTATCTACAGCATCTAAAGCAAAGTCTTGATCTATTCTATTTATTACAGTATTTTTATACCAATCATCAGGGTAGTTTATACTACCTGTATTATTACTACCAACTCCCTCTACACCATCACCAACTCTTAACCTAGCTATACACGAGGGTAGGTTAGGATCAGATGAGTCATATTCTATATAATTCACCATAGCTTGAGAAGCTAGGGGGATATACCCAGTTGTTTCAGTAAGTTCACAAACTGATTCAAAATTTTCAACTCTACCAAATAACTCTTCACTACTTCTATATTGAGTTTGATCAGGACCAACCTCTGACAAATCTCTAGGTATTTTATTTATATTGTCATTTATAAGAACTACATGTGCTGTTTTATTTTCTTCTCCTACAGGAAAATCTGTGGTATTAACCCCATGTTGTATTTCAGGCATAACATAATCAGGAAGATTATTACCGGGACTTATTGTAGTGTAAACCGTGTTAGAACCAGATGTTTGTTGTAGCGGATAACCCTTAAGCATACCAGCTAAATAGCTATTATAATAATCTACTTCTTGTTGTCTAACAACTATTTTATATGAATACCAACCATCTTTATTTAACAAATAAGAAAACTTAACGTCTTCTACGCTTGAGGGTAAAGCTTTGTTTGTATTGTATTTTAAACTAATATCTTCATTACAAGTTATAGTATACGCATTAGATAAGCTTGGACCAGTTATAGCAGTTATTTCTACATAGTCTTGATACTCACCTCTTAAATATTGTCCAATTGAAGGAATATTATCAAATGTAGAAGTTGTATCAAAAGTAAAAGTATAACTAGTGTTTGACACAGCGCCGGCGTTTATAGCAAATCCATTTTTTTGTTGAACAGCATACAGACCTGGAACTCCAGTTGGTATGTTTCTAGCAGAAGATATAGAGCTTTCTAATAAAAATCTTATAGCACTACCATTATAACATTTAACATTATAAGGACTAGTCACACTACTATAAGGAGCAAATATAGTTGATCCTTTTTCTATAGCACTTGAAGATATATCGTCTAATGTAGACAAAATAACAGAAGATTGTCTGTTGTATTTATCTGCTAATATAACACCTACTTGATAATTTCTATTTTCTTTAACAGTATGATTTGGATACTCTATAAAGTTGTCAAATGAATCTCCTTTTTCTTGAAAAGTTAATTTATAATTTAAACTAGGTGGAGGTGTCCAGCCTTCAAAATAGTTACCATATATTACTCTGTTTCCTGATACTTCTTGAGATATAGCCCTAACAGGAACTTTATCATACACTCTAGTTGTTTGGTTTTCAGCTAAACTTCTATATGGTTTTTGCGACTTATAAACATACTCATAAACATTGCTTTCATTATTATTAGCTTGTATTTGAGCAGCTGTTAAAGTTTCAAGTATTTTTACAACTCGACTATCACTTTCTTTATATAATACATCTATCTCAGATATTTTATATCTTGTGAGTATTTGTGTTGCTTTACTAGGAAGTGGTATTAATAAAGCTATCTGATTAACATTGTTTTCAAACCATCTAATAACCGTGCTTCTAAAAGCATCTTTTTCGTCACCATCTATAAAATAACCTTTTTGCTTGGGTATAAACGCTATTTGTGAAAATGGAGCAAATGTTGAATACTCATCATCTTCATATTTAAATCTAAAACTAAACCTAACATATTTAGCTTCTAAATAATCTGGATCACCAGGCCAATTAGGATTTGTGCTCTCGTTAGTCATTGTAGATATAAATAAATAAACAATGTCATCAACACTTACGTTTATAGCATCTGTCAGTGTTAACTCATAAAAGTTTGTTTGACTATCATCTACTGTAAGCACGGTTACAAAATTACAACTTGTAGTTCCATTTGTTATTACCGTCATTCCAACCTCTGGTACACCGTTTGCTCCAGCTTTTTTTAATCTTACAGTTGAGTTTGTCGTAGCGGAATCAACTAATAAACTAGCTTTTTTTACAAGTGATATTGGTGTTATAGGAGAATATTTAGCAACAGATATTTGCCATTCATACTTATAATGATTAGGGTCGTTTATAGCTAAATCTATATTTATTTTTCTAGGTTGATTTCTGTTATCAGTCCAAAACAGTTGATTTTCAACTAAGTTTACAGAGTGTATTAAAAAATCTTTACCCATAGAAAAATTAAGAAAACTACCTTCTACTAAAGTATAATATGGTTGAGAACCGTCAAAAGATTTTACTCTTATTTTACAAGTATCAGTAGTGTCTGCAGGTATTAGTTGTAAAGGTTTTGGATCTGTATAGTTAGTTAAAAACTCAAATATTCTATTACCAATGTTATCGAAATATAAACCAATACAAGTTAAGCCAGTATTAGAATGAACCTCTTCGTTACCTAAAATGTTTTCTAACGCACCAACGTCATCACCTTCTGATCTTCCAACCGATATATTTACCGCGTCTCTATATTCTCCATTTGGAACCAACCTATCATCTAGGTCTTTGTTCATTTTAGATTTTAAGAAACTGTTTTTAATTTCAGCCATTTAACTTTAGTGTTTTATTATTTTAGATTTACCTCTCATAACCTGTACAAATTCGTCAAGTTTAATATTAGATAATCTTATTTTTGCATTTCTTAGTTTAGAGCTTTTTTCTTTTCTATATCTTTGAACTATATATTCTTGAACATTGGCTCTGCTAGCTAATATACCATAATTTATATAAGCATACATGGCTTCTTCTGCCATTTTAGGAACTCTAGTGTCTAAATCAGTAGATAATCCATCTGATATATATTCAAATACAATTAATCTACCAGCTAAATCACTGCTAAAAGAAACCTTACCTTCTCTGTCATTTATATTATACCATCCGTTTACTTGAGTGGTTTCTGGGTTTAACCCATATCTTTTACCATAAAAACCTCCCCAGCCCCAGTCATATCCATACCAGCCCCAGTTTTCTATGTTTTCATAATTTTCAAATACACCTGTTATTTTTCTATCATTAGCCTCTGCCCATCTTTTTTCTACTAGTGAAGTACCTTTTAAGTTGTTACCAAAGTTATCGTTAGTAGGTACACCCTCATCATCTTGTAAAGGTATAGCGTACGGATTAGTTGATAAATTATTTACAGGATATATTATATGCTGAACACCTAGATTGTCAACCCAAGAACACCTAACATGATTAACATAATCTTGTGGTAATATAACACTTAAGCTAGGTGGTATATTTAACTCTTGTGATTTTATACTTCTTAACGTATCATAGCTAAATTCTTGAAGAGATCTTTTAGCGTGAAAAATAACATCAGTTCTTTTAACATCTGGTATTAATTTACCTTGACCCACATAAGCAACCATAAAGTTATTTATAATATCGTTTAGTTTTATATAAGAATATCCACCAAAGTTTTGCTGTTTAGATGGCGTGTTTAGTTTTATCTTAACATAACTGTATTGTGGTAATGCAGCTGGAAATGTTAATATATTTTTTACTAAGCTAGACGATGTTACAGCGCTATATCCATTTTGAATAGAATACTCTGTGAAAGTAAAACCGCCATCTGTGCTTATTAATATTTTAAAATTATTTAAAGCATAATCAATAGCAGTTGTATTGTTTGTTTTATATATAAGCTGTGAATCAAAACCAAGTTCTACCTCAGTACTATCGTTTGCTTCTACATATATGTTTTGTTCTCCAGAATAATAGATTTGATTAGTCTCTGTGATTAATCCATCACTAGGAGGTTGTATAGAGTAAGGTATTAATTTTGCCATTTGTTATTAACTTTTTTCGTTTTGCATATCAGAAGCAATTTGCTGAGCAGCCACTTGTATTATTTGTGGATCTTTAATTACAACACCCGCGTATAATAATATTTTTAATATTAAATCTGTTTGTTCAGAAGGATGCAACTCAAAGCTTACAGAGTTAATATTATCATACACGTATTGATAATTATTATTAGCACTGTTACCTGTAAAATTCCACACAGGATTTAATGGTTTTCTTAAAAATGTACAAGATATTTCACTAGTTATACTTGTAGGATAAACAAATATTTGATAATCTTTATATTTATATACAGGATAGTATTCTGTAGGTTTAGTTAAAGGTGATAAATTTAGCTCTAAAAGCTCATTAGGTTGAACATACTGTACTTCTTTTTCATCTTTATGTATAACTGTCCCTAATTTATATACACTAAAATCAGTAACAGTTATTATTATAGTTCTTCCAGCAACAGGTATATTAACCAGATTTAAAACATTATTTGATACAGTCCAGTCTGTAAACTCAGCTAAAGGCTCTTGTACGTTTAAAGCATTTGACATTGTAACTGATATTTGACCAGAGTCTGTTTCTCCTGCGTTTAAAGGGATAGGATAAACTTGTGAAGTTGTTGTGGTTATTTGTGCGCTTACCGCTGTAGAAGAATTTGTTGGTAAGCTAAAATAAGGACCTACATAAGAACAAGATCCTGATTCTTGAAATACAGATAGTTTTTCTCTTAAATTTTTAAGTCTATCCGCGTATTCACTGTTGTTGTCTGGCAATCTATACTGTTGATTTAATTCTTCAAAATAACTTTCAAAAATCTCTAACTGAGCTTGAGTAGCTATTTTATTAAACTCATCTGGAGTTAAATAACCTCTCTGCTCTTTATTAAGTATAAGTAAAACCGTTTTGTAGACTTGATTTACGTTTATTGCCATTTATTTTTTTTTATTATAATACAAGGCCCGAGTGAACGAGCCCTATATTAATATTACATGTTTCTATAGTTTTTTCTCTATTGATTTAAAAACCTCCATGCCTTCATCTGTTTTAAAGAACGAAGCTAAGGCTGAGTAAGGATGCTCGTCAAATGGTACTGTCATAATTTTTTTACCATTTTTAGCCCATTTAAAAGTTTTTTGATCATTAGACAACTTTAATATACCTTGCTCTACAGCGTGTATACCAAAGTTTCTTAACTGTATGTTTTCATCTTGAGCTAATGCTATAAAAGTTCTAGGTTGTTGCTTAGCAAATAAAAGAATATCTCTTTTAATTTGTTTAGCAGTCATGCTACTAACATCACTACCTTGTTCTACTCTTAATATAGCTTCTTGATGATTAACATCTATTTGATTAGCTAGATTTAATGCAGCTAATTGTATTTCTAATTCATTCAACTCATCTTTAGCTTGAATTACAGGATCAAATTCTGAGTATATTCTATTTTTAAATGGATGATATTCTGATAATAATATCTGTAGCGCTTGATTTTCCTTAGGAACTGAAAGCGTACCATCTCTAAATACAATATGAGACAGAGTTGTTGGACCTTGTTGTTCATCAACAAACACTGATGGTTGGTTAGTAGCATATCTTAACTCTCTTTGATAACCTAATTTTTTATCAAAATGAGTCATAGGGTATCTTTGCGTATGCTTACTTGGAATTGTTCTTGTTAACGGTGTTTTTGCACCTTTGAGTATGTATACTCGATCTTTTACTTCCCAGTTTTCTGGTTTTGTAATATTTACTTGTTGTTTCATGATATAATATAATTAAATAAGTTAAAGGTATATGGGCGCCGAAGCGCCCTTACCTTATATTAAACTTATGCTACCGATTTAAAGATAACAAAGTTGTTTGCAGCTTGAGTTACTAAACATCTTTCTGATAAGAAATGTACTTTCATAACATCATCTCCAGTAGTGTAAGCACCACCAACAGAACCTGTTAACCAAGTTTTCATTCTTCTATCATCAGCTTCAGATGCTCTATAACGAACATGCAAGAATGGACGTCTGATGTTTGCGCCAAGCATTTGGTCGTAAACAGTAGATGTTCCAGCTGGTACTAATACACCATCAACAGTTTCATTTAATCCTCCAGTTGTAGCATCATTTAAGTATTTCCAGTCAGTTTTATAGAAGTCATAAGAACCTCTTCTGAAACCAGAGAAACCTAAATTTAAAGCCATTTCCTCAGAGTTTTCAAATACACCGTAAGATGTACCACCTGCACCATAAGAGTTTTGAGCAGCTAACATATCATCAAAACTTAGAGCAGTAGCTCTGTTTAAGAATAACATGTTTTCTTCAATAGCACCTTGCTTATCAAGGTTTTGAAGAATTAAGTCAAAGTCTTGTAGTGAAGTTCTAGCGTTACCACCAGCATCTTGTCCAGAAGCATAGTTATCATAGATATTACCTCTTGACTCAATAGCAGCGAATAAACCTTCAGTACCTTTTACTTTTACAGTAGAGTTTAGAAGATCTTCACCAATTGCAGCAGAACCAGCCTGAGCTTTTTCTCCTTCAATCATTACCATTTCTAAATAATCTTGGAAACGTAGTCTAGTTTCACCTTCTGCTTTTAAATACCATAAGTATCCTGATGTACCATCTTCAACAGCAACTTCAACCCAACCGATCTGAGCAGTGTCAGAACCATTGATTTCGTATTTATCTTTGATGATTACAGGTGAGTTATGATACTGAGTAAAGCTAGGCTCAATAGATCCTTCCATTCCTGCAGTACCTTTAGCAAATTCAGAACCATATACAAATACATCGATTTGTCCAGCTCCAACTAAAGTATTTAAATTAGCAAGATCGTAAGAATAAGCTACAATTTTCCATTTTCCACCAGCAGCAACAGGGTCAGCTTTAACATAACACTTAGTGCTAAGTAAACTTGTGTTGTTACTTACAACGATAGTTTGTCCTTTTCTAATTGAAGGAATAATATCGTTTCCAGCAGAATCTTGTCCAGCAAGACCAGTGATTTCATTACTACCATCAGCAGCAATAGAAGCTCCTGTAAAGGCAATATGTAATCTGTTTTGCTCTGACCAAATTACCTGGTCAGAAGTCATTGGCATTTCAGCGCCTACCATTCTTAAGAAACCTCCGATTGTTCTGTTTCCGTATCTTTCAACTTCCGCTTCGTAGATTTCAGGTAGATACTGTTGTGCAAAGTTATTTACTGGATCACCGCCTGCAGCGTTGCCAGTAAAGTCTAAGTACGACGTACTCGTTAGCATTTTCTTTGGAGTCGGTACCAATGAAAATTGACCTAACGGGTCGTTAGCATTAAAATATCCCATTTTTCTTTAAGTTTTTATTTAAATTTTTTATTAATTCTCAACTTAGAACTATCCATACCACTAATAGCTTTAACTTTTAATCCACCTAAAGTAACTTGCGTAGGTCTATCAGCTGACGAAGGATTTTTAGATTTCTCTACTACTTCCTTTACAGCGTCTGACTTACCTTGTTCATAAAAGTGTGTTATTATGTTATCGATATTTTCTGCGGCATATAGAGCTTTGTGATAACCTCTTGGATCTTTAACGTTACCTTCACTGTCTAAGAACTTCCCGACAAAGTTGTTTAGATTAGACTGTTTCTCACTAACGGCGTCAGGATTTTTTACGCTATACCTATATTTCTTTTCACCAACATTGAAATCAAAACCTTTGAAATCGTTGTTAAAAAGCTTCTGTGTATCAGCTTTAAATCTTTCGTGCTGTTTCTCTATTTTAGATTTATCTTCGTTATACCTGTTGAAAAACTCCATAGCTTTTTGTTGGTCTTTACTAACGGATGGCCTCAACTTGATTTCATCGTAATATTTAGTTTTAAGTCCTTCTAAAAAATTATGAGCTTTTGCAACCTCTTCTTTTTGAGCAAGTTTTTTTCTCTTGATGTCTCGCTCATCATCAGTGTCTTCATCTATAGCAAATTTTTCCTCCATTAAAAAATTAATTTCCTCATTATTTAAATGTGGTTTTGATTGCTTATAGTATTCTTTTAACAATGTGTCACCATCTACATTAGAGTAGTCTGCGTTTAATCTAACATAGTCTTGAACCGTACCACCTGTTTCTTTCATAAATGAAACTAGTTTTTCTACGTTTTCAGGTAACTCAACAGGTTGTTGAACTTGTTCAACTGGTTGTTCTATTTTTTCTTCAACCTTTTCCTCCACCTTAGCTTCATCTTCTTTTACTTCTTGTATAGGGGATTCTAGTTTTTCTTCGGTGGGCCGTACTTCTTCAACCACTCCTTCGCTGTTGCTACTGTCTTTTTGTTCTTCGACAACAGCATTGCTATCATCTGTCTTTTGTGCTTGAACGGCATTGTCTTCTTGTTTTTCTTTTTCTTTTAATTCTTGCGCTTTTTTAGTTAAATCTAGTTTAACTACGTTGTCGTCTTTTTTAGGTAACCCTTCTTTGGGTACTGTAATCTTAGCATCTGCCATAATAAAATATTATAAAATTAATAAAAATTAAACTATAGGTAGGTTTTCTAAACCAATACCCATTGAGTCTTGTTGCTCAAAATCAGTAGGTAATAAATCATTTTTTCTTTGATCTATCATCGCACTTTGTTGAGTTGCTTGAAGCTTAGTTCTTTTATCTTTCCTATCTTCAATATATTGCTCTTTAGCCTGCACTTGTTGTACAGATACTTGAGCTAGTTGCAGATCATAGTCAAACTGTGCTGCCATCATCTGTTGTTTTATTTGAGCTTCTACTTGCATTCTTTGTATTTCCATCTGCGATCTAGCTTGCTCAAAATTAACTTTTTCTTGAGTTAACGCTTGTTGCTTTTGAACCTCATTCATAGCTGCTTGCTCTGCTTGCTGTGCATTTGCTTGAGCTTGAGCTTGTATATTTTCTTTAGCAAGTCGTTCTTCTCTCTGTTGTTTTCTTTTTCTTTTTAGCTTTAGCATTTGATTAGCTAACTTAAGATTGTGTATTTGTCTTAAATCTATAGCGTCTTCTAAATCAATACCACCTGATTGTAAAGCTATTTGTATATTTTGTTCTAACTGTTGTTGCTCTTCTTCTTCAGGCTCTAATTGTAAATAAATACCAAAGTCATGTATGTTTTTATTTTCTAATTCCTTTAAAGTTTCTACATTGTACTTACTTATAGAACTAACAAGTGTATTTCTTAATAAAGGAAAATTTAAAGAATCAGCTATACGTAAAGAAATGTTTTCACAAATTCTTAAGGTTACATATAAGCTAGCTTGTAAAATATGTTTAGTTGCTACATTTGAAGCATTAGCAGCCATTTTTTGTAAGCCAACTAAAGTATCTCTATCAGGAACCGATCCATCTCTTGCTTCATTTAAACCGGTCACGTCTCTAATCATTTGTAAATAGTAGTTATAAGTTTGTATTAAACTAGCTATTTTAGCTTGACCACTAGAAGATGTTAACTCTTGAATAGGTACTTTACCTCTATTTAACTCTCCATCTTGTGTTAAAGATCTACCTACAATACTACCTGTTTGAAAAAACATGTTTAAAGCTTCTGCTGGATTGTAATTAGTACCATTACCTAAGTCTACTTCAGCTAAGCCATCAATGTCTACAAACACACCGTCAGGAACTATTCTAGACATTACTTGTTGTAGTTTTAAATGTGTTAGCTGTATCATATCAGCAAAACCTATACATTTACTAACCACAGATTCTATTCTACCTTTATACATTCTTGGAGCTACAAGAGTATAATTCATCTGAACTTTACTCGTATCAGAAGCTGGTCTAGTCATATTCTCAGCCAACTTCCACTCTAACATTTCATTTATTCCTAAAACCTTACATCCAGTATATAAAACCTCTATACTCCTACTAACTCTTTCGTAGTTATCTGCAGGTGGTGGGTTAAATGTATCTGGTTTTTCTAAAGCTTTTTCTAAACCTTGCTCTGTTTGTTTTATTTTAAAAACTTGGTTATTATATGTTTTATATTCAAAATATAAAACTTGAACAGTGTTTTCGTCATAATTATTCCAACCAGTAACAAATTGTCTATTACCCGGCATATCCTGTATTCTTTTTAATAAATCATCTGATATATCAGGAAATTGTTTTTTAAGCTCAGGTATTGTTACTGATTTTACTTCACCTACATAATATATATCTTCAAAATTAGGATCATCAGTATATGAATAAACTAAATTAGCTGGATCAACATAATCAATTGTTATTCCGTTAGATCTGTTCCAATGTGTTTTTGCTGAAGCTATACCTAAAACAGTTAAATCCATGTTTAGTCTTCGTCTTACTAAATCATATTTATTAAAAGCTAAAGTATTATTTATAGCTTCTTCTTCAGCTAATTCAACTGATTGTTTATAATCAAGCTGCATATGAAGCTGTAATTCATCTTCGTTTTCAGGCAAAGTACTTGGATCGTGTTTTAAAATATTTACACCAATAGCTTGTTGAACCTGTAAAGCTTCGTTTTTTACAGTCATATCTCTTAATAACCCTTGAGCATATTGTGTTCTAGCTTTTTGAGATTGTGGGTCTTGAGCATATGCTGTTATTTCATATTTTTTTTGAGACATACCATTTACAACTATGTCTACAAATTTTGATAATATAGGAACTGGTTTCCAGTCTATATTTAAATAGCTTAGGTCACCATTAATAGATAACTCATCTTTATACTTTTGAACACTTTGTTCTCCTCTAGCATACAGCCTAAGTTGATGATAGTGGTTCCAGCTTACAGCAAATCTATTACCTGCTCTACCCTGTTGAAACCACTCTTGCTCAATAGCACGTCCTACCTGTATACCGTAGTCCCAGCTTGATTTTTCTTCGTCACTAACAACTTGGCTAGGAAAGGAACTATTAGGATTTGTGTATATATTCATTTACTTAATTATTTTAGAAACTGTACCTTCGTTATTATATTTTTTAAAACCTAAACTAATTGGTTTTCTTTCTATTTTATTAACTGGATAATATCTGTTTTTATTACAAGCCATTATAGCTAAACCTGAACTTATTGAAGCATCGTGTTTTGTTCTATTGTTTATATTAAATCTAGCCCAGTCTTCTAGAGTAGAGTCAAAATACATATCTCCATATTCTTCACCCAAATAACCAACGTGCTCTTCTATATATGATTCTATAGCTGCAGCGTGAGCTTGTTTCATATCTTCACTAGAGTTAGGTACACCACCTATTTCTCTTTCTGTTACAGATAATTTATTATATATTTTATCAGGTCTATTCATACTAAAACCTCTATATCCTCTTCTTTTAAAATGATATAATAATCTTGGTTTATTATTTTCAGCAAGTATCGGCATACCGTAAAATATACAAGCCATAAGCACGTCTTCAAAAAATATTTCAGCTGTTTGTGGTCTTGCTATATATTCTAAAAAAAAATGATAAGGCGGAACGTTTTCCATACTAAACTTTGTTAGACCATGCAAAGAACCATTAGATCCTCTTTTATCTACAGTTCCTGATATATCGTAACTATCACATCCAAATGCACCGCAATGTTCATTGCTAGGGTATTTAATTCCATTTTTTATATAATGCTTATTTTGCAAATGCATAGGAGGTATCCATGATATTTTAAATCTACCACTATTGTTAGGAACAAATATAACTCTACTATCTTTTATACCATTTTCCCACTGAAATGAACCTTTAGTTACAACAGCTGTATTTCTTAAATCTTGATTATAATCTATTTGTTCGTATATTTTAGTTAGATTAAATAAAGATTCTTTTGCTTCATCTCTAAATGCGTGTTGCTCTGTTCTTGGAAACTGTCTGTAGAATTCATTTAAACCGTCTTGATCTTGTTTTAAACCATCTACTTCGTTTTGCCAAAAATCAACTACACCTAGTTTAATTTTTTGCCCATGCGGGTCTTCAACTGGTTCCTGTGGTGTGTCGAAGACAGGTATGCCATAAGAATCAATGTATCCTTCGTAATTCCATTCCATAGGAATGAACAAAGAATATAGTCCTGAGCTAGTCTGTCCGTTGGCGTTTCTTTTTGTAACGTCTGAGTCATAATAAAGTTTTTTAAAATTATCCCCACCTTTATCTAGAGCATTACTTGTTGAGCCCATCATGCACTTACCTATAATTCTACTACCTAATCTTAATGTGGTTTTCGTGACCCTCCAGTTGTTGAGGATGTTGTTCGGACGTTCCCACTTCCCCGATTCATCATGGACGAGGAGTTTGAGTTTCTCCCCGTCGTAGGAGTTGTCACCGGTATTCTTCCAGTCGATTGTGGTATCCAGCCCCTCGAGATCCGTGGGGGCTTCGTCACCGGTAACGGTGATGGAACGTCTGGTAAATTTACTGGCTGGTACACGGTAGGCAAGTTCGGTTTTGGGACGGTCCATACCGTCCTGTATCGGTTTGAAAAAGAAGGGGTAATTAACCGATATTGGTACCACCTTGTCCGTGAACATCTTCTTAGCATCAGGACCGGACTTTGATAATATACCATATCTAGAGTCAGATGATATGGTTGCCAAGTTAACCACCTCTCCTGAGGCCATA